GTTCAGGAAAACCCTGAGGAGAGCCAAGATGTATCTCCTCCTGAAGAGGGAAAGGAAGCAGAGGTATCTGACGAGACTCTTAGTAAGGAGGAAAAATCTTTCAAGACGAGATATGGGGATGTTCGAAGACATCTTGCGTCAAAGGAGAAGGAGTATAACGCTAGGATAAAAGAATTAGAAGACCAACTGTCTAGTAATAAAAAGCTTGTACCACCTAAGTCTGATGAAGATATTAGTAATTGGGCAAAGGAATATCCTGATGTTGCAGGTATTGTAGAAACAATAGCTGAGAAAAAAGCTAAGGAAATGTTTGATAAGGCTAATATTCAGCTAGAAGAACTTAGTAAAGCTAAAGAAGAAACAACTCGTAGAACAGCCGAGAATGAAATCAAAGAGATTCATAAAGACTTTGATAAGTTACGTGATTCTGATGAGTTTCACGAGTGGGTAGAAGAGCAACCTAAATGGGTACAAAATGCTCTTTATGAGAATACAGATGATGCCAAGTCTGTTATCCGTGTACTTGATTTATTCAAGATTGACAAAGGGTTAACAGCAGGTGACAAAAAGAATAAGAGAAAAGCTGCGGCTTCTCTTGTAAACAAAACGTCTAAGACGGAAGTAGATGCTGAGGAATTAGCAGATACTATAAAGGAATCTGATGTAGAGAAAATGAGTGATACCGACTATGCTAGGAATGCTGATAAAATAAACACAGCAATCCGTTCTGGTAAATTTATTTACGATGTATCAGGAAATAGAAGATAAAGTGTTGACAAACAACATTTTATTAATATAACTACGACCAAGACATAAAGCCTCTTTTTGACTACCTTTATGTTTAATCGAATAGTAAAGTTTAAACGAGTATAGACTACTTATATAATTATAGACCCATAGATTACAAAGTTAGCCACGGAGTAATCATATGCACTCTAGAACGTATAACCTCTTCCTGCGATGTTTAGCTTTTAATTAAGCCAAATTATAGGAGGATTTACTATGGCTTTTACAACCGCTGCAGGTTATGGCAATTTACCTAACGGTAATTTTTCGCCAATAATCTACTCCAAACAGGTACAGCTTGCATTCCGTAAGTCAACTGTTGTTGGAGATATAACAAACTCTGACTATTTCGGAGAAATTGCTAATCAGGGCGATACCGTCAGGATTATCAAAGAGCCTGAAATTTCAGTTAAGGCTTATGCTCGTGGCACACAAGTTACAGCACAGGACCTTGATGACGAGGACTTTACACTTACTGTGGACAAGTCTAACTACTATGCTTTCAAAATGGATGACATTGAGGAAGCACATAGTCATGTCAACTTTATGCAACTTGCAACTGATAGAGCTGCATACAGACTCGCTGACCAGTATGACCAAGAAGTTCTTGGCTATATGGCAGGTTATAAGCAGTCAGCATTACACGCTAATGCAGGTGCTGTTAATGATGCAGTTAATGGGTCTGTGGCTGTTTCTACTGCAGGGACAGATGAACTTCTTTCTTCAATGAAGATAATCAAAAGTTCTTTTGCAAGCATCACAACTTCATCAGCAGGAGACCACTCAATTCCTGTTGCAAACCTAGCTCCGGGTGCAACTGCTGTTTCTACAGCTGCTGTTACTCCAATGGTAATCATCAACAGAATGGCTAGACTGTTAAATCAACAACAAGTTGATACACAGGATAGATGGTTGGTTGTTGACCCTGTATTCATGGAGTTACTTGGTGATGAAAACTCTAAGTTGGTAAATGCTGACTTCAATGCAGCTGAACTTAAAAATGGTCTTGCCTTAACTAACTTGGCAGGTTTTAGACTATACGTGTCTAGCAACCTACCTTCAGTTGGTGGTGGACCGGGAACATCTGGAACTGCAAACCAAAACACTGACTACGGTGCTATTGTTGCAGGTCATGGTTCTGCTGTTGCGACTGCTGAACAACTTAGTAAAACTGAAACCTACCGTGACCCTGACAGCTTTGCTGACATTGTTCGTGGTATGCACCTATACGGCAGAAAGATACTTCGACCAGAAGCTATCGTAACTGCTAAATATAACGCAGCTTAGGGAGGATTAGGAAATGGCTACAATTACAGCAACTCTTGCTAATACTCACGGCTCTTCTGCCAGAGGTAGGCAACCATACTATGTGCAACAAATCGTTGACCTAACAGCTAACAGCATTAATCCTAACGGTGATGTAGTGCAGTGTCTCACTGTACCTGCTAACACTAAAATTATTGCTGCAGGTTTTCAGGTTACTGCAAGTGCAACGCAAAATACTGGTACTGACGCAACAGCCATTCTTGGAACTGCTGTAGATGACAACGAGTATGTTGCAGCATTTGACATTGATGGTGCATCTGATGGAGCTTATGCTCCATGTGCTACCCCTGCAGGTGAAGTAGTTATTACTTCTGCAGACACTTTAGATTTAACACTCGCAGGTGGAGGAGCTTCCTTCACAGCAGGTGAAATCAGAGTGTATGCTGTCCTACAGGACGTTAGTGACATCGGTGAGATGGAAGCTGACGAGGTTGATAGAGACCTATTAGCATAACAAACTATCATTTAGAGGGCAGGTGCAACAGGATTGGCTTGCCCTCTAATCACATCAACAGGAGTATTTTGTGGCAACAACTTACATTACATTAGTAAATGACCTCTTGCGTAGGTTGAATGAAGTTACACTTACTACCTCAGGTGATGGTTTCTCTACTGCAAAGAATGTGCAAGCAATAGCAAAAGATGCTATTAACAATTCTATAAGAGAAATACTGCAAGACGGTCACCAATTTCCTTTTCTTAAAACTACAACTACACAAACATTAACAGCAGGTACAGGCACATACGACTTACCTACTGATACGGCTAGTGTTGATTGGGAAACATTTTACTTACAAGCTTTGTCAAGTGCAGGTAACACTGCTAGTTCTTTGCCTACTATACCCTTTGAAGAGTATGTTAGAATATATAAGGCAATAGAAGAAAATGCAGGAACAGGAGGTAGGTCATCTCCTGATTTAATATATCAAACATCAGAAGAAAAGTTTGGTGTAACACCTTTACCTGACGCAGCTTATGTAATAGAATATGTTTACTATAAGTTTCCTGCTGATTTGTCAGCATTTGATGACGAAATGATTATACCAGACAGATTTAAGTACATAATTATAGACGGTGCTATGGTATACATGATGCGATTTAGGTCTAACGAACAGTCTGCACAAATACATCAGGCTAAGTTTCAAGAGGGTATAAAATCTATGCGTAGATTATTACTAGATGACCCACTGTTTATTAGGTCATCAATGATAAACAGACCAAAGTTTACATCACAGATGTTAAGACTGAGCGGCTAAATGGTTGATTCAGTCTCCACGTTTAGAGCCGTTTGCAGGGGTGGTTTAAATACAGGTGCAGATGTTTTATCTCTTGGTGAAGAGAGTCCCGGTTCAGCAATACAGTTGTTAAACTATGAGCCAAACTTAGAGGGTGGCTATAGAAGGTTAACTGGTTTTGCTAATAACTTTGGGACAGTTCCCGGAACAGGTTCAGTTTTAGGAATAGCAGTGGCTAACGGTGTTAATCAGGGAGTGCTTGCCTGTCGTACACCATCATCAGGTAATAACTACCTACATCATTGGAATTTTTATTACGAGTTTACAGTAAGTTCTGATTCTAATTTAACAGTTGGAGAAACAATATCAGAAAGAACTAGCTCAGGGGACTCTTCAACTAGCACAGGTGTTACTGGAACATTAATATCAAAGAGTTCTAATACTATTGTTGTTGATTTTGGTAGAATACCAACAGCAACATTTACAAACGGTAATTCTATATCAGATGACGGTTTTGGTACAAGCACTACAATAACATCTGCACCTACCGTAAAAGGGTGGACAGCCGTATCAACAAGTGGCTCACCCACAATGACAGGTGTAAGCAAGGTTAGATTTACAGAGATAAACTTTGGTACACCAAAAGTAGTTTTAACAGATGGTATAAATCCTGCAGCTACATACGATGGGTCAACGTATACGCAGATAACAGACTCAAATGCACCGACAGACCCTAAGATAGGTGCAGAGTTTCAGAACCATTTGTTTTTAGCAGGAGACCCTGCACAACCAAGTAACTTGTTTTTCTCTGCACCAACAGCCGAGACAGACTTTAGTCCTGCAAATGGTGGTGGAGTTATAAACGTAGGGTTTGCGATAGTAGCTATTAAGAAGTTTCGTAACGTATTATTTATATTTGGTAAGAATAATATTAAGAGACTTGTAGGAGATAACTCAGCTAACTTTGTATTAGAGTCAGTTACTTCAAATTTAGGTTGCCTTTCTACTGATAGTGTGATAGAACTAGGGGGAGATTTGTTATTCCTCGCACCTGACGGTATAAGACCTATTGGTGGTACAAACAAGATTGGTGACGTTAATCTTGAAACTTTGTCTAAGAACATACAGTCTACTATACGAAATATAATAACATCAGAAGATTTAGACGCATTGTCTTCAGTGATAATTAGAAGTAAATCACAGTTTAGATATTTATTTTCTACTTCTTCTTCACAGGGTATACTAGGAGCATTAAGAGAGTATAAGGGTAACATAGGATTTGAGTTTGCACAGACATTTGGTATAGAGTGTACATGTGCAGACAGTGGGTACATAGAACAAGAAGAGTTTGTGCTACACGGTGCATCAAGTGGTAAAGTTTTTCAACAGGAGTCAGGTAACGCTTTTGATACAAGTAACGTACTGAGTATATTTAAAACTCCGTTTGTTTACATGGGCAACCCTGAACAAAGAAAAACATTCTACAGTACATCAACATACATGAGTGCAGAGGGAAACTTTTCAGTAGCTTTGTCTGTAACTTACGACTACGATAACACAGACATATCTACACCAGACAACTTAACTCTATCAACAACAAGTCCCGGAGCATTCTTTGATAGAGGTACAAACGTAGCTGTATTTGACACAACAGATATATTTGATGGCAATCCATCACCAGTTGAATCAGTTACATTTTCAGGCTCAGGTAAAGCAATAGCCTTGACATTTGTGACAGATGATACAAACGAGTCACACAGTATTCAAGGGTTTACAATAACACACGGACTAGGAGATGTAAGGTAATGGCAGGTTACGCAAGAACAAACACAGCCGATATTCAGTCAGGTCAGGTTGTTAAGTCTGCACCACTTAACGCTGAATTAAATGCTGTTGTTACAGCCTTTGCTTTTAGTGGTGGTCACAATCACGATGGTTCATCGACAGAGGGTGCGTATGTAGGACTAATTGCTGATGTAGACGCACTAAACAAAGTTGTAATAGACACTAGCAATAATCGTGTAGGGTTCTTTAGTGAGGTTAGTTCCTCAGCAGTAGAGCAAGTAAGAATCCAAGACGGTGCAATACTTCCAGTAACAGACAATGATATAGACTTAGGTGCGTCAGGAACAGAGTTTAAAGACCTGTATCTTGATGGTACTGCACACGTAGACACACTTGATGTAGATGAAAACGCTACAGTAACAGGGACGTTGGGTGTTACAGGAGTAACTACCTTAGCAGACATTCTTAGTATACCTGATGGTTCAGCTTCTGCTCCTTCTATTACTAATACAGGGGATACTAATTCTGGTTTATTTTTTAGTGCAGCAGATACTTTAGCTTTTACTGCAGGTGGTACAGCACAGTTTACTATGGCAGATGGAGCTATTGCTCCTGTTACAGATAATGATGTAGACTTAGGTACATCTTCTTTAGAATTTAAAGATGGTTACTTTGATGGGACACTCCATACAGATGCAATTAACCTAAACGGCACAGTAATAACATCTACCGCAGCGGAACTTAACATACTAGATGGAGTAACATCCACTGCGGCTGAACTTAACATTCTTGATGGGGTTACATCAACAGCTGCTGAATTGAATATACTTGATGGAGTCACAGCGACTGCAGCCGAACTAAACATACTTGATGGTGTTACTAGCACTGCCGCAGAATTAAACATCTTAGATGGAGTTACAAGTACAGCGGCAGAGATAAATGTGCTTGATGGCATAACGGCTGTCGTGGGTGAACTCAACGCATTAGACCTTGGTTCTACGGCTGTAGGTACTGCCATAGCAAGTAAGGCTGTAATACTAGACTCTAATAAGGACTACACTGGTCTACGTAATGTAACAGCCACAGGCGAAGTATCTATGGGTACTCTAGATATAGGTGGAACTAATGTTACCTCAACTGCAGCAGAGTTAAATATACTTGATGGTGTAACGGCAACTGCCGCTGAAATTAATACTCTTGATGGAGTGACAGCAGTAGTAGGAGAGCTTAATGCTCTAGACCTTGGAAGTACAGCCGTTGGTACAGCCATTGCATCTAAGGCTGTTATTTTAGATTCCAACAAAGACTACACAGGTATTAGAAACTTTACAATTACAGGTAACTTAACTGTAGGTGGAACACAGACAGTTGTAGACACTGTAACAATGAATGCACAGAATGCTATAGTCTTTGAGGGTGCTACAGCCGATGACCACGAGACTACACTAACTATTACAGACCCAACAGCCGACAGAACTATCAAGCTACCAAATCAGTCAGGTACACTACCAGTATTGGCTGCAGACAGTGACACAGCTATCACATCTACTCCTGCTGAGTTAAACTTATTAGATGGTGGTACATCTGCAGGTACAACTGCTGTAGCAGGTGGAGATGGTATTGTAACTAATGACGATGGTACGATGAGACAAACCACTGTTGATACATTTGATACCTACCTGTCAGGCACTACCAAAACTCTTACAAACAAAACATTAACAAGTCCTGTTATATCTGAGATTAGTGCAGATAGTGGTTTAACAATAAAATCAACTAACGCAGATGCAAATGAAGGCCCTATTTTAAATTTATTTAGGGACTCTAGTAGTCCTGCCGATAACGATGAAATAGGTCAAATTGATTTTTCAGCAGACGATGATGCAGGAAGTCAAACTACTTATTTTAGAATACAAGGACAAGCTGTAGACGTTTCTCAAGGTTCTGAAGATGGTGCTGCTTATTTCCAAACTATATCTAATGGTAGTATGCGACAAAGAATGACCTTCTATACTAATGAGATAGCTGTAAATGATGGTAGTCAAGATTTTGATTTTCGTGTTGAGTCTGATGGAAATGCTAACATGTTGTTTGTTGAAGGAGGAACAAACAGAGTTGGTATAGGTACAGGTTCTCCTGCAGTTGAACTAGATGTAAGTGGTTCAATAACATCTTCTGGTACAGTAACCTATGGAAGTCTGAGTGATGGCAGTATAACTATCACAGGCTTTGTAGATGAAGATGATATGGCATCTAACAGTGCTACACTTATCCCAACACAACAGTCTGTAGAAGCTCGTATACAAGCAGTTAATGGCACAGCTAATAACGTGTCAGGACTAACAGCCACAGGTGCAGAGCTTAACGTATTAGACGGTGCAAGTGCAGGTACAATCGTAAACAGCAAAGGGGTTATTTACAGTTCAGGTGGTAAGGTTAATGCTACAAGTTTACAGATTGCAGGG